ACACCGTACGAAACAGGATCAGCAGTGTACAACGGAGGAACCTTTACTCTAACATCCGACACAGAAACGAACCCAAACGGTATTGCATTTAATGACGATGGGTCTAAAATGTTTATTACTGGTAGTGGAGTTAAAACTAATGCCGAAGTATATCAATATACGTTAACAACTCCGTTTGATATAACAACTGTGTCATACGACAATGTAGTGTTTAGCATGCAAGTGGATGATCGTCTCGGAGGGCTTGTGTTTAACAACAACGGAACTAAAATGTTCATTATTGGGACCTTGGCTGGTTTAATTTACCAATGCGAACTGTCAACGCCGTACGACCTTACAACAGCAGCGTATAATTCATTTGCGTTGAATACTCAGTATGACAATATAAACCTGTTTGTAGGTAGTCAAAATAGCTTAATGGTTGGCTTAGCATTTAGCCTGGACGGAACAGTTTTATATACGCTCGGTGCTAACACCGAAACTGGAGTATACAAATATACATTGACACAGCCATACGCCATAACATCAGCAAGTTATTCAGACGATTTCTACGATACCCGACCGCAGGATCAAGCTGCGTTTGGATTCACGTTTAACAATAACCAATCTAAGCTGTTTGTAGTAGGTGCAGCTACTAGTTACGCTTATCAGTATTCTTTGACACAAAACGATGTTTACGTATTAGAGTTTGCCGACGTAGGGTTCGAGCCATTACTTACGGCAATACCAGATCGTTCAATTGAACACACAGGCCCTACCGGAAGACAGTGGGACGGAGAATACGTTCAAGTATCATATCCTCAAATAACAGGTGATGCTAGAGGTATAAAATATAAGTTCATAGCAGACGTTGGACAAGTTGTAAACGAAGCAAGATATGATCTAACTAAGACTGCACCTGGTATTAGAGACATACGAGGATTAACTCCTTAATCCTCGTAATAATAGTATTCTAGATTATCAACACCGATGAGTTTTCTAAATTCATCGGTGAACTTGCCTTCTACTTTTAAAGTAATAGACGTATAAGGATTGCTTTCAAAACAACCGTGCCAGTTATGATGATTAAAAAACGCCGAATATCCTTCAACAGGATATTCTTTTATTACATCCCCATTCTCTATATCTAATTCAAACAAACAAAAAGGTCTGTCTAAATCAAAACGTAACCAAATCAATTCTTGCCTGTGCGGAAATGTTTCTGGCTTATCGCCTTTTTCATAAGGAAAGTAGTTAAAGTCTCGATGAAAGTTTTGCACTACAAAATGCTCATTGTAAAACAAAGTAACCACTCCGATTTCGTCAAATGGCAGATCGTTTATAATAAAATCTTTTATCGCCGGATACTCTTCCATATATTCTTCCCAATAATACTTTGCCCAGTCTTCCTCGGTAAATATGTAAGAGTCAGCAGCATAATAAGGACCGAACGTTTTACGTATATTAAGAATGTTATACGGATCGTATGCATCGTAACGAAGCTTCAAGTATCTTGACAACCCGTGTAAATCATCTTTGTCTTCAAAATGTTTTAGATGCTGATTAAGTTTTTCGTCTATTTTACGGTCTTCGTTTGCTTGACGATACACGTAATACAGCAATCCCTTTTCTCTAAAGATCTCAGGTGCGTTATAATAGTCGTGCGGGGAATGTCCGCCTGCGTTCCATACACCCGTTCTGATGTGTTCCCAACTGTTAGATACTAGAAACTCAAAGTCATTTCTCAAATCTAGGAATTTTGGAATGTTTAAATACTTGTCTAATGTAATATAAGGGTGTCCGTTAATAGTGAGCATACAATATTTATGAACGAAAATAATCACACAAGTAAAGAAAGGTTCGATTGCGAAGCTCTGGTAAGTGAGTTAAACATTGACCACGGCCACTACAAAACTGCGGAAAAGCCGTATGGCACAGATGTTACTCTTAGCGACAATATACAACAGTCAGTTGATCAAATGATGCAACAGTGGCAACACGGCGGCTACTTTACTAATGATTCTGTGGAATGGATTAACTTTTATCCAGGCGAACATTTTAACGATTCGCATGTAACAAAGGTTGCAGAGCAGTTAAACGTAACACCAAAGAACGTGTGGGTCAGTGCTATACGGCCAGGCAAGTGTGTACCTTATCACTGGGACATAGAAACCGAAGCAGACAAATGGGCAGCTGAAGGCAATCTCGTTAGATATACAATCTTCTTAGAAACTGGCAAAGTAGGGCAAGTGTTTATAGTAGGCAATAAATGCTTCCATATGATCTCTCAAGGCACAATATACCGCTGGGATAAATGGGACGAGTATCACCTAGGGTTTAACTGTGGATTCGCCGATAAATACGTTATGCATATTGTAGGTATAGAATGAAAATTATAAGCTCGGCAGACGACAGAACATTCGTTTTTTTAAAAGAAAAAGGTGTACACAATCCAGTGTATATCGGATTATGGAACAGCGTTATTAATAACGAACTGCTAGAATCAATTAAACAGTTTGACTGGAGTTCTATTACTATTAGAGACTTCGAAACAATGTCCAAAATGGCTAGAGAAAATCCTATGTACAACGAGATCAAAGGAATAACTCATACAACATCGTTTGCTGACAAAAGTAACGTGAAATGGCAAATCATTAACGCTAATCAATTAGGTGCTGATCTGAGCTATCTATACAGCAAACTATCATCGATGTTTACTCAGTACAAGATTTGGGTGACTAGAATAGATCCCGGATGCTGTATACCTCAACACGTTGACACAGTAGATGCATTCGTCGACGACTTTGAAATTCCCGAAGAAAAAATAAAGAACATTAAACGCCTAGCAATACTTCCCGAAGATATAAAACCATGGCATCATTTATGGTATGGAAATAAAATCATTTCTGAAGGAAAACAAGGCGACGTGTGGTCTTTTAATTTCTGGACTCCACACGGCGGAAGTAACTTAGGACCAGATCCTAAGTATACGATACAAGTGATTGCAATTTAATAACTATCAACGTTTCCTAGTCCGATCTTTTCACGAAACTCATCTGTAAACTTACCATCTATGCGCAAGCTAAAAGTCTGAACAGGAGAAGTACCACCGGCGTGCCAGTCCTGATCGTTAAAGAACGTTGCTCGACTTTCGGTTAATACCTTTTCGTCTGTTTCAGGATCCCATATATAAAACGGCTTATCCAAACAAGTACGCATATGAATAAACTCGTGTCTGTGATCAAAGTAGTCATGCTCGTCTGGCAATATTAGGTCCCTGTGCAGCGGCATCCAACAATTATGTTCTGCTTTAAAAAAGATAACTCTGCCCAAGTGCGTTAATATATTCTGTTCGACTAAGTTTTCCAACCATTGTTTTAATTCTGGAAAATATTGTGCATCTGGTGTCCACGTCTTTTCTTCGAATCGTGAATCCCATCCGCCTGCTTCTGTCTTAAGAAACACAAACTGATATGGATCAAATGCTCCTAGTGCTAACTTCAAAAACAGCATGAACTGATCTCGATTGTCGTATTCCCCAATAGCACGACCTTCTACTCTTATTTCGTGATCGTAAGGCAATGCGTGATATTCTTCTAGTGCAAGGTATAGAGGCTTAATAGGTAATTCAAAAGCGCCATCACATCCGCCCGGCTTTACCATGTTTCCTTCTTTCTTATATTCAGATTGCACAATTCCTCGACAAATCTTATAGTGCAGTTTTGAAAACCCTTCAACGTCGATATGCTCGTCTAGATTAATATACGGTTTTTTGTTAACGCCTCGTATCATTTATTACCCCTTTTTACTTTGTATTGTACTTCTAACTTGTTTAATTCTTTATTCAGTCTATCTAATGACTCGTCGTTTACTTCTACTACAATGCGGTCATCAGCAAACTCGATAAACTTCATGTTCTTCTCTTTGATCAATTGTGACATTAACACAGACACAGAATTATCAATGTTATAACGCAGATTATAAGGTCTGTTCGAAAACACAAGTTCGATTCGTTCAAGACCAGTGTCGTCGTAATTAGATAATCTAACTCTTGCAACTAACTGTACTCTTGGGCTTGATCCAAAATTTGCAGCAGTGTGAACATAGCTTCCGTCCATATAATAGATCTTATTATCAGCGCTGGTCTTATGCATTTCGTTTGTTATGAGGTTAATCAGATAACATTGGTCGTTTGACAGGAGGTTCAAATGTATACGATCATCAATATCTGCGTGCGACCTATAGCAGGTGCCAGGACCTAGCTTAATTAGTCTTGCTTCGCCAATAGAATACTGTTCTAACTCTATCAATAAATCTTCAAACGGAGTACCCTTCCACTCTTGATTAACTTCGTAAGGGTCGTATAGCCGATGCCCTGTTGGGTGATTAAGGTTAGCTCTATTTGTATCGTCCCAATTAACATCCTCTAAGTAGTCTGCTAACGACTCTGTACTTATAGTGTGATTCAAATCTTTAAGAAACATAAATCTGTCTTGCTCTGTCAATAAAACTGTCTGGATAGTTAAACCGAAAACTTTCTAACGCAATGAGCTGATAAGCAGTCCACGTTAGTGTGCTCTCCCAGGATAATCCTTCTTTTTCAAAATATTCTAGAAGTTTGGCTTGTCTGTCGTGACTGATATGGCTTTGGAATATTTGCATAGGGTGTACTGCTTCACTATTGTCATGACAGAAAAAGTAATTAATACTCTTTAGCTGGCCGTCTATTAAGAAATAACTACTTGGGTGCAGGCTATACTTATAAAAGCCTAAATCTTTGTGCGCCTGTAGTATCTCTAACATTTGACCTTCCCAGTCTGGCAACACCTCTTCAAAGCTCTTTTCAGCATCTAAGCACTGTTGCCAAAAATCAACGCCATCTATTTTTAAGTACAGTTCCTTTCGTTCGTGATCAATAAAATCTGTCTCCGGAACTAGATTAGGATAGTTCTTTTGCATCAATTTCAAGAAGTAAATTTCTCTATTCCATTTTTCTTCCATTAACTCAGAATCTATTACTTGGTTCTGGTCTTTATGATATATCTTATCATTATAAAACCACTGCACAAAACGTTTCTTGTCTTCGGATATAAGACTAGTGTAAACCAGATTATTTCTTACTAAGCCGTGTTCAGGAGTATTGTTGTAATAATATTCGTACTTCATTTATAATCCTCTTCTTGTCTATGGAACGGGGCATCGTCTCTTATCACAAACGTAAAATCGTCAAAGTATACCTCGATCCTGCGATACTTTCCCGGATAGCCTTTGACGTCCAGCCCCCATTCGGCTAACCACATGCCTTCTAAAGAGCTGTCGCCGCCTCTACCCGCTTGTACTAGGTGTAAAGGGATTTCACCACTGATTAACGGCTCGCCTGCTTCAAATACAGTATACTTTACAATACAATTTTTATCCATTATCACTCTCAATTGGTAGTTTTTCTATTAGCTGTTTCCAGTTGGCCCTGTGCTCGTTTCTATCTGTTTCTTTCAACACCAGTGTAACTGCACACCAGGGTTCGTCAGTGTTATTTTCTACTCCGTGCAGTTTATCCACTCTAATTAGACTAGGGTTTTTAATTATTGAAGACTCAGCGAATTGATAGTTGTCCGACTCACAGGTAAGGTAATACCCGCCTATAGAATTATTCTCATAAACAACCTTATCTTGATCATATACGCTGTACCAAACCAAAGGAACACTGCTACTGCCATATGTCCAAATTAGCTTGCAGCAGCCTTCTGGTTCTATGTCATCAAAATGATCAGGCACCTTTGATCCAGGCATGCAATAAAACATCTCTGCTAGTTTAATCTCTAAGCCTAAGCTGTTAAGCCAAGTAATCAGCTCAGGGTTAACTGCGTCTTTGTCTATTTCTTTTTGCACAAAACTGTTCTCTGTACATTCAACATCTAGGACTGACTTGCTTTGCACTACCTCGGGCACTTCTTGAGACAATGCTACAACATAATCACTTAGCCCATTGATCTTTTGCATAGTCTGCTAGTTCCCATCCTATATCTTGACCGTTGTGTTCCGCTCGATTAATTGCCTTCTGCACTTCACCCACATGCTTGTTATAAAAACTCTCGAAGCTGTTGTCCCAAAACTTGATATCTTTCCAAAAGAATCCTTGATCATCTTTGAGACGGTTTGTCATCTTAACTTTTGAAGGGTACTGACATCCGAATTCTTCGTCTAGCTTATCAAAGTACTTTATCAGCACAGTTATGTCATCAATCCAATGTTTAGTGTATGTATAAGTGTCTTTCACTAGTCCCTTGTAATGAGAAGAGTATCCTATGTCGTCTCCTGGATGACGGATTACTGTGTAGGTCCATTCTTCGCCGTTAATAGTCACTGGTTCGCAGTACATCGGCTCTGAAATCCTAAATTCTCCAGATTCGATACTGTACTCGTAGAGCCTTTTGTGACACTTCCAATCAGACTCATACCATTTTTTCTGTACAGAAAACACCAGGCCGTCGTGACGATAAAAATCAACAGCATCTTTGCCCCAATAATAAAACCCATTGTTCTGCGGCAGCCAGATATAGCTGCCTTTAACTGGGTTTACCCTAGGAATATTGTTGTGAAACTGGTCTGCACGCTCGGCACTCCAGTTTTTTGCTTTGTTTACTAAGTCTTGTTTCATATGCATCCTCTTTTTCTATTTATAAGCAGTGCCGGCGTATAAATAATTTCATGAACAAACCTAACTCATGCACATTCTGCATGCACCCTTTTACAGGATTAGCCACACGCGAAGACGGAGCGATCAAAGTATGCTGTCGTAGTCAACCCATAGGCTGGATACAAGAAGAATCGTTAGAAGAAGCGTGGAACAACAAAAGCATGCAGGAAGTTCGTCGGCAAGTACTGAACAACGAACGGCCAGATGTGTGCAAACCGTGTTTCGATCTCGAAGATCAAGGCGTCGAGAGCTTACGACAGCGTCACATAGCAGGTGTTATACCAGAAGCACGGGCTAACTTGTACCCTGATGCACTAGACGCACTGGAAGACGACTACACAATGCCCTTTGAGTTTCCTACTATGGAAATTAAAATCAACAATCTCTGTAACCTCAAGTGCAGAATGTGCAATCCTTTGGACAGTACCAGCTGGAAGGACTGGGACCAGGTAACCAAGTTTTACAAAAAAGAAAATAACTACCTCATCCCCACTGTAGATGCACTAGTAGACAAGCCCGGGCAGTACATAGGACCCTTCGACGACACGGATAATTGGTGGACTAGCTTTGAAAAACTGCTTCCCTACTTCCGCAGAGTGGAGTTCGCAGGTGGCGAACCGCTGATGGATCCAAATCACTATAAGATCTTAGACATGCTAGCGCCATGGGGACACAATATAGAGCTAAAGTACGCGACTAACGGCACCAAGACGGGCATAGGAAAAGGCCGTACCATACACGAGTACTGGCCCAAGTTTAGAAGCGTAGCTGTAAACGTGAGCATAGACGGTATACACGACGTTTACGAATATATACGCGGCAATGGCAAGTTTAAGGAAGTCGAAGATAACATAAAAATTATGAAGACAATACCAACAGTGAGCAGAATTGTTGGTGCATTTACTGTGCAAGCTAACAACATTCTGCAAATAGACAAGGTTATTGACTATTTCCTCAACGAGATGGGTATTGTATTTTACAGTCACAGAGTAAATTATCCTAGAGCATTGTCTGCACAAGTCTTGCCCAACGAGCTAAAAGAGCGTACAATAGTACGTCTAGAAGAAATGAAAACCGAAGTGTTAACATATCCGTTTGTACAGAGCTCAGAGCTATTGCAAAAAGTAACACTACAGCAAATACAAGATAACATAAACTTTCTCAAATCGACAGACCTAAGTGAGTATTGGCAAGACTGCGTAGACTTTAACCACAACCTAGATGCCAGTAGAAACCAGGGTCCCTTTGAAGAAGTCAACCCTGAGTTTAAACCATACGTATGAAACATGTAACCAGTAAATGGCCGCATCAAGATAGTATTAAAATAGAATGGAATCTTGGCAAACGCTGTAACCTCGATTGTGCATATTGCCCTGCTGAGATTCACGACAACTTCAGCCCGCATACAGATATCAATGTGTTAAAGAACACTGTAGATCAGCTTGCTATGCTAGAAAAGCCTGTACGCATCAGTTTGACCGGTGGCGAACCATGTGTGCATCCTAAGATAGAAGAATTCTTACAATACGCAAGTGAAAGAGTTAGCTGGATTAACGTTACAACAAATGCTTCAAGAAAAGCAGAGTGGTACGCACTTCAGCCTATTAATCACATTGTATTCAGCCTACACTTTGATAACAAAACTGTGGACAGAATGCTTGATAACATTATCGTGTACAGCTTGTTAAACCATACTCCTTTCCATGTCAACGTTATGGCACACCATGAACACATGGCCGAGGTTAAAGAAGCCACTAAACAACTTGACGTTGGCGGCATCCCTTACGTTGTACGCAGAATACGATGGACAGAAAAGCATGATTGGTTTGACGACTTAAAATATAACCACGAAGACCTGAAATGGATTATGGCCAGTGAAGCTACCGCTTCGGCTAACGTCCTTATCGACGGCGAAAAAGAAATGCACGCCAACGATGTAATTAAGGAACACCTGAATCAGTTCGAAGGGTGGAGTTGTGCTGCTGGTGTAGAAAGCCTAATGATAAACTGGGACGGTGAAGTACATCGTGCTACCTGCAGAGTAGGCGGAAGTCTAGGCAACCTCTATACTGGTACATTTGAACAGCCCAAAGAAAACGTAACCTGCACAAGAAAGTGGTGCACTTGTGCGGCAGATATCCCACTTACTAAGACAAAGAATGATTAAAACCGAAGCAATAACACTAGCAAAACCAGAAAAGATGATGGTTACCTGGGACACTGGTAGACGCTGTAATTACGACTGTACATACTGCGAGGCTACTAGACACGACACATATAGCCCTGTGCATTCCTACAACGAACTCCTTGAAACACTGGAGTTTGTCAAAGCGTACACCGGAATATACAAAGGCGAAGATGCTGAGATTAATATTAGCTTCACAGGCGGCGAGCCAACAATAAATCCAGACTTCTGGCACTTAGCAAGGCATATCAAGAAAAACGAACCTAACATTACATGCGGTCTTACCACTAACGGAGTGTGGCATCCTAGAAAGACAGATGAAATTATAGAACTATTTCAAGGACTAACTGTAAGTTACCATCCTGAAGGCAGCGAAAAAGCAAAAGCACACGTCTTAGAGAATATAAAAAGACTGCATGAATCGGGTATTTGGTTGCAGATTAACGTAATGATGCATGTTGACTATTTCGAAGAAGTGCAGAACGTGTGCTATATGCTCAAAGAATTAGGCATTACACATTCGCCAAGGCCCATCGGCGACGGTACTGTAGAACGCAGTGGATGGTTCGAAGACACCGATGGTACAATGCGAAGGACCAGTCATACCTACACCGAGGAACAACAGGAATGGTTCTTTGATTATATCGGGCAACCTAAACCGGCTAAAGAAAAGAAGGAAGGGTCTGAAGTCGGACGTAGTTGTTGTGGCGGAAGATGCTTAAAAGGCAAAGTGGACGGCGAATGGCAAGACGTCACTCATGTTGATAATAACTTTAAAGGTTGGCATTGTAGTGTAAACCACTACTTCTTGCACATTGATCAGCACGAGAAACTAGTGTACCATCATCAGACCTGCCAAGCATTACACGGTGGCAAACGCGGTCCTTTAGGTTCGTTAGATAATATTGATGCTATTTTTGATTACGCATCTAACGCTGTAAACAGTGACCCAATTGTGTGTCCAAACGATAGATGCGGTTGCGGTATGTGTGTGCCTAAGGCTAAGAAGATAGAAGTGTACAACTTGCTCTAAGACGGTGTTATTTACCTTCTTTGTATGCTAACCAGTCGTCTTTTGTGCAGTCTGAGCACAAAGACATATCAATAGCATCATTGTCAGAAAGGTCTATCTTAGTCATAACTTCAGACTTGTAAGTCAACCAAACGCCTGCTAGGTCGTAGTTCTTGTTTGTTCCACCAACTGCTAGCAACGCCGGGACAGACCCGCTTGCTAGCTTATTGCCGTCTTTACTAACTGTATAATTTAGATACTTAATATTGTTGCCCATTTTTCTCTCGCTTTAGTTACTGTGTCCTGTGGAACTGTGATATTGTTCTTTTCAAGGTGTTGTATATACTTTTGTAACTCACCAACTTGCTGATGATAGAAATCTTCTTTCGAACGATTCCAGTTATGTAAATATCTCCAATACAGTCCATTGCTATTTCTTGTTAGCAAAGCAAATTTAGACGAAGGATACGATGTAATTGTTTCAGAATCGTTAAGATTCTTAAGATACTTCATCATAGTTGCAATCTGATCAACAAACGTATCTAACAAATCAGCAGTACAATACAAAGCTAAAGGAACACCTAGTTCACCACCTAAATGGTTGATTAGACAATACACGTAATCTGTGCCGTCTAATGTCAAACTTTTATACCTGCTAAGACCAATGTTACTTAATTTAGAAACATTGATTGCGCCTTCGCTTGCAGCCAGATTGTACAATTCGGCATTTGCATGCCGATGCACATCCATATCTTCAACGATCAATTTTTCTGATGTCAACAAATACTCAGCGCCGTCGTTGCGATAATAAGCAGCAACTCCTGGGCCGTAGTGTACAAATCCTGTGTACTCTCCGAAATTAGCTTCTTCCCAAATATAATCTTCTTTGCCTTCGTGTCCTTGTCTTTGGCTTTCGGCGCCATGAAAGGACAACGCAGCTTCTTTGCTCCAGCTATCAATGTAGCCTTTTAAGACTGGAATAGTCCATGGTGCACTTGTTGTGTCGGTCATTTTAAATAAATCCTTTAACGTTTTTGTATTTATCTTCTTCTATAATAAATGTGCTAGCTCAGGAAAGACTTCTTTAGCGGAATTCCCACGAATTGCATCAAGTTTGTTTACGTACTCTTTAAAGCCCGGCAGTAGATAGCTGTTGTCTTGTGCATCCATATGATTCAACACTGCCTCCCAACGCTTCCAACCGTAAGGGTTAATCTTCCAGAAGTCGTCGTCTTGTCTGTAGTTGTCCCACAACCATTCTTTGAATTCTGCAAATATTGCACGTACCTCTTGCTTGTCTGCTTCAGGTAGAATTTGTATGCTCAGGAACGTTGGAATATATAACAAGTGCATGTTTACAAGCCCTCCGCCCATCTGTACTCCACCGGGCACAGTGCCTGCGTTCAGCTTCTTAAAGTTCGAACGAATCTTCCATTTCATAAACTCTGGCAGGTGTTTGATATTGAAAATTTGAATTGCTGTTGCTAGGCTGGTTTGAATGTTATCAGGAGTGTTGTCTAGCATGTGCAGTGTTTTTTCAACTTGAGCAAAATCTGTTGGAAAACGAATATACTCATCACGCTCATGGCTGGCATCCATGCTGATAGCAAACTTGACCTTTCTAAATTTCTTCCAAAGCTCTATCAACTCGTCGTCAACTAGCAGTCCGTTGGAGTTATATCGCAACAGAATCTTGTCTTGGTACCCTTGGCGTATGATCTCTTCGATAAACATTTTATGTTCTTTGATCATTAAAGGTTCGCCGCCAGCAAAATATACCTGTTTGAGATTAGGAATCTGTTTGTACATTTCCTCCCAGAAGGTATCTTTTTCGTGCCACTTGTTATTAAACTCGCTGGCATCCCATTGCATCTGATCTTTGACCTCGTCGATCTGAAGTGTAGGAATTAGTTTCTTATGGTCTGATACCCATTTAGAACTGTCATGCGGTGAACACATAACACATTTGATATTACAGGTGTGTCCTAGTCTTAGATCAAGGTACTGTAACTCTTCTGGTACTGTACCGTCTTCCTGTGTCTGTTCAATAAGATGAGGAATATCAACGCCGTCTTGGTCCCACGTCATTGTTTCCCATATACGCTTCGATACAACACCTTGCTTCTCTTCTTTGAAACACTTGGTACAACTCGCTGGCACTTCTCCGTTCAACATAGTAGTGCGAACACTTTTCATGTAATCATTGTTCCATGCTGACATAGGAGTATCCTTGCCAAAGTTTGCAGGCTTGCCGTCCTCCATTTTAACCAGTCCTACTTCGTGATCTGTGCCCGCACCGCTAGCGTTTGCACTGCAACACAAGCGCATATCGCCGTTAGGACGGGTAGCAAAGTGTATCCACGGGAGCACGCAGTACGTAGGTGATTCTGATACTGTTTCTATAATACGCTGGTATTTGCCTAAGGACGTATCTTCGGGTTGCATCCAGGACTCGTCTGACATTTATTTCTCCATTATTTGTTGCTAGTATATAGTCATAATTTACACAATTTATTTAGACTCTGAACAGACTGAAGATAAGTAGTTTTATGACTCCTTACTACTTTGAACTCAACAACTACATTCCTTTTAAGAAAGACGAGCTGTTAGATATTAGCCTAATAAAAATCCTTGAAAATATTGATACAGATAATTTTGTACGCAAAGATAACTACAGTGTCGATATTATAAATCAGGACTTCGTTGCGTTTTTAGTAGAACGAGGTATAGAACTACGCAAAGTTGTAGTTTGGCACTGGCTTGCAAAGAATCCTTACATTGCTCATATAGACTCTGGTCCAGATGGCGATACTATAACTGCCGCGATAAACTGGACACTTACCAAAGGATCTAAAGTAAACTTCTACGAACCGCAAGACTTAGAGCTTGAAGTAAAGTTCGGTAATCAGGACTTACCTGATTGGAGTACATCAAACGTAGGTTCCTACATTCCTATAAACGTTAAAGACGTAGATCCAATAACTGCATGGTCTAGCGAGGGGCCTTGTTTAATCAACCCTGCATTGCCTCATATGATTGTTGCAGAAACTCCAAGAGTTGCTGTGTCACTGCAACTAAAAGAAAACATACCATTTGATGAATTAGTTAAGAGATTTGAACATGGCCCAAAATAAATTATCTAAACAAGTCGATTGCATTAAGGACTATAACGAATTAGACACCGGGTGGCTTATTAAAAGATGGTTGCCTATAGATCAAGCAAAGATAGAATCTTGGTACAGTGATCTACTTGAAAATTACGGAGATTGGGTCTGGACTTACAGCAAGCATAAAAATATGTGGAAATACGATCCTAACGAAGAATTAGGAAAGTTTATGGCCGACGACGCTTCGTGGCTAATGCTTACTTGGGGCAACGACACCAAAGGGCCGGTGCCGTGGATGCGTGCTATTGCCGAAGACAAGTTCAACCCTACAATGCCGCATGATAGTCTGGGCGCAAGAGAGTGTTTTACAGGTTATGCGTTAGAAGTAGTACAGAACTTGCCTGCTAGAGCAAGAGACATTCAAGTGTCTATTCACACGCCGGGAACTAACTTGCCACCACATCAAGACAGTCCTGAAAAACTTAGGTTCCATATTCCTATAGAAACAAACGAGCAAGCAACGTTTACTATAGATGGCAAAAAAGTTCATATCCCAGCAGACGGATGGATATACCTTGTAAATACCACGTACTTACACAGCACAACAAATAATGGCTGTAACACTAGATCACATATATACGGAGGTGTTATGACCGAAGACATTTTGAACTTAGATCTACAGAACTGCGAAACATTTTTATGAAGCTATTAATCACAGGCCATACAAGTGGCTTAGGCCAAGTCTTGTACAACACGCTAAAAGACAAGCATGACTGCACAGGCGTATCCCGTTCAACCGGATACGACTTGACTGACAGAAAAACTGTAAAAGACATTGTCGAAATGTCTTTAGACTATGACCACGTGTTGAATGTGTGCAAAATTTTTCCGGCACAAGTCGACTTACTGTTAGAGATTCACAAGATGTGGGAGCAGAATAACAAGAACGGTAAGATTGTTAGTATAGGCGGATTGACCACAGAATTTTCGTGGAACTTAATTAGGCAAGCTCCTATTCATCAAACAGATTACATTGCTGCGAAACACGCTTTACTCAAAGCACATCAGGATCTAAGTGTAATTCATCCCTATAACAACCAGCCGCAAAGTGTATTAATACGTCCGTTAAATATCGGCACAAAAGACCAGGAGAGATCGGACGAACCATTTAACACAGAAGAAGAAATTGCAGACCTTGTAAAACTTGTATTAGAAAAAGACTTCTATATATCGACCATTGACGTGAGGAGACTAAAGTGTTCTTGACACCGCAGTCTGCGGTGGACAGCAACCTATTACTCAGTAACCTAATTACCTTTCAGAAAGATTACGAGTTCCTGCGAGATAACCGTATGTTCTATGACTACAACAATATGGATGACATTGTTGAAAATCGTCGAGACACGGGACATTTTTGGCAGGTTGCTCCTTTTATCTATAACAAGGAATTGCTTAGCGGATTGCCCGACGAGTTTGCTAATCTTGAAACTGTAAAAATTATTCAGTCATTAAAAGTGCAGCCTATTCTTGCTACGTTTTCTGTATTAAAGCCCTATAGCAAAATAGACGACCACGAAGATCATGACGAAGATTGTATTGCAGGAGCAGACGACACTTATGTAATAAAGTATCATCTAGGTATTGACGTAACCGGAACGGCTGGTCTTGTAGTGAATAACGAAGCAAGCACGGTCGAAACAGGCAAATTAAATGTATTCAACGAAAGTATGCCGCATTATGCATACAACAATTCTAGCAAGGATAGATGCGTTCTAATACTTTCATTTTTAGCGAGTGACTTATATGAGTGATTTTGAGATAGTACCCTGGACGCAAGAACTTAACTTATCTGACTTTTACAAAGAAGCAGGACGCAGAGGATTCTCTAACAATTCTTCACAAAGAATGTTAGTGGATTGTTTTAGAAACGAACGCGAGAAACAAACTTGGCTCTTGTATTATAGAGGCGAAGCTATAGGCTCTGTAGTTGCACATTCGTTTGACGACGTTATGGAATCGAACAGTTACCGCATAGCTGCAAGAACTTGCGTGTTTACAGACAGATTAAAAGGAATGACTTACGCTAATGGCCTTAGGGGCATCTATGTTATTACTAAGCATCAAAACCCAACAGCACAATTTCTTATTCCTGCATGTATAGACTGGTGTCCACCTGATGCCAAACTGTACATTACTTCAAATGAGTTAGAGGCCGGAACTCAACAAAGAGTGCACAAAATATTCGGACCTGCCTTGGAAAAGACTGGCGTTATGAAACCTGTAAAAGAAGTGAACTACCGAGGCACTGATCAAACCGTATGGCAGTTTGACCAGGACCTGTTTTTAGAGCAATTAGATTTTGCTGGTAGATGGTAATTTAAAGTTCTGAATGTTTGCTGTATCAACAAAATCAGTTATGATCTCTTCGTATCTACTCTTGTAAGGCTCTTGTAAGTAAGGCTGCCAAAAACCGTCCTGCAGGTTCGAGTAGTCATGTTGTATACGGTAACACAACCGATCTTTGATATCGCCTAACCTTCTGTGCAAAGTAATTGAATTATCGAACATTAACAAATCATTATTGCTCTTATATTCGTGATCGTAAATGTACTTATCAACGAACAACTCCTTATTAATCTCATCAAACACTTTCTGACTGTCTTCTTCTGACATACCTTTGATGCTGTAAATTGTGTTTACAGAGTAATGCAAGCCTTTGATGCCGCCTGGACTTTGAATTACTATCGGTATTTCAACACCGTCCGTAGGACACATATTACTGTGCATTACTTCGTCTTGTTCCATACGCAGTCCGGGATTGATCTTTCCCGGTGTAAACTTGTGAATCAACACCATTTCGTCAAGTTCAGAGCGAAACCTTTCAGAGACATTTTCATAGTAATCAGGAGTAGTTAAGAACCCAGTCGACGAACCAATCATATTCTCGGCGCCTAGTAGACTAACACCTGGCGTAAATGCTAAATTGCCGCTTTCGTTTGAGTGCCACAGCAGTTCGCCTTCTGCAAACATACCAAGAGCATTGCCATTCTCGTCGCGCCGGCCGCTTACACGCATAACGTGTTTGCCTTCTGGACTATGCTCTTGCATTCTTGCAATACTCTTAAGACGCAGTTTATCCACATCTTCTATTTCAGGACTGTCTGCTATTGATGCTTGAACAACCTGTGTCCAAGTCATGCCAGGATACTTTTTCAAGATATTGTAGCGTATTCCGTAGCGGGTATCTCCCCAACGCAAAACTCGATCTGTTTGCTTTTCCCAACCTAGGTTACAATCTCTAAGAATTGTAACGAGATTGTCCATTTGCAGGTTACCAATTTCCATCCATTCATCATCTGTTAGGTGATCAAAATCTACACCGTCGATGAATATGCCATAGTTTCCTAGGCCTGGTATCTTTGATACTTTCATTTATTTTTCCTCATTCAAAATTTACTACTTTGATAAACTGGTCTTTGGGTTTAGGTACATTTGGTACTTGCCCGCATGTTCGTGCACAGGTTATCAACTTGTTCTGCGTCCAATAGTAGTCCCACGCTGTTTGCCAACTTTCAGTACTAACAATATCTTTAACCGAATGCTCTAGTGCACTTGTGTTACCCAATGTTTGCTTTAGTTCTCGATATTGCTCTAACATGCGAGTTCTTATTTCTTTAGTAATATCTGTATCCGGAGCATAATTATAAGGCGTACTTGCAAGGAAACAGCAGGGAAACACGTTACAATAAGCATCTATATAGATTTCTTTGGTATGTTTCACGTAACAATCGATCTTAACATCAGCAAGAACATCTTTATAGTTCCTAACCATGTCATTGGTAATGTACGACAATTCAGACATACTAGGCGGTTCTAAATAATACTCAGTGTTACCTTGGGTGTTGAATACTGGAAACTTTGGGCTTCCGATGAAACGTGAACTATTCTTTTCTGTAAACATAGCAAAGCCTTCTTTTTCAGCTCTTTCCCTTGCTAGGTCCACTTGATGCTCGTTGTGCTTGAACTTTATAAAACACCATTCGGCTCTGCCGCCAGCTTTCATAAATGCGCGAGCGTTTTTAATTATGCGATTAAAATCTGTACCTATGCGATAAAGGTGGTGCGTGTCCTCTAAGCCATCTAATGCAAAGATTACATTATGCTGTTTGGGCATTGCCTTCGCTAAACGCTCCCACCAAGCTATTGTCCTTGCACTACCGTTTGTATGAATACGAATGTTTAGATCAGGATTAATACGAGCTGCATATTCAATCATATCAACAAGATCTGTGTTAATAATAGGATCGCCAAAATTGCCGCACATATAAAACCCTTTGATTTGGGTTAATACCTCTGGAGTTGCTATTGTTTTAAAATCTTCTATTGTCCAGGCTTGGTTCTTTATGAGCGGATTAATCTGGCCACCGTGATGATTGCGCGAACACATAGGGCACGCTGCTTGGCATTTGTTTGTTATCTCAAAATGTATATCTTCAAGCTCTGTAAATTTAAACATCTCTAAATCCAATTATCATAAATCTTGTGTACTTTTGAGTTTCTAACTCGTCACTGTAGACTATCTTCAGTCCTGACTGTTTTTCGAATTCTTTCAAATCTTTTGCGCAACGAACATGTTCGCCACAGTCGAAGAAGTCATTGCTCTGTAATACTATAAGTGCACCGCGCGGTGTTAACGTTAGCCATCGTTCGTATTCTTCTTGTGTCAAATGTTCGCAGATTGTATTGATAACAAGGTTAGCGTTATACCGTTCTATCAATGAATCACATGTGACTGCTTCAAACTTTCCTTGTATGTGTTGCCGCATATTTACTGTGCGGGCTATTTCCTCGCACTCAGGATCTATGTCAAACGATTTAATACGCTTGATGTCTATTTCACTATTAAATAGCAGGCTAGCTAATACCCCGTTCCATCCTCCGTGTATAACAATATCAGCAGGCGGCCATAGCATCTTTTCGAGATGTTCTACTAACCAGACCTTAGATCTTACTTGTCCCTTCCAAAAACTTTCAAGAGTCCTATATCGGTCCTCTGAGTTCCTGATCGCGTCCATCCAGAACAATACGTCTGCTATTTCTACTTTCATTCTTTACCTTGGGTATTTTTGAATCTGCTGAACTTACACACGTCGGTGTTATACAAGGCTGTGCACTAGGAAACAGCGTAAAGCCGTTGTCAATAGTTCCTAGTGGTTGATCGTGACAGCTATACGAACGCTTGACTTCGCCGCCGGGCTCTCTGATTATACAGCTCTGGTATCCTGCGTTACAATCCCAACCCTGGAACTTGTTAAACCCAAATGCGTTAAACCGCTCTGCTTGGTCAATGTAATATTTATTGCCCTGGCTGTCTTCTAGTCTAACTTGCGGCAGAGCCTCGCCTTCGTATTTTTGTGGAAATCCAATTTGAAGTAACTCTCGCTGGGACTCTGAGTAGCCCGACACAACAAAACTTGCTGTAGGGTCGCTCTGAGGCTTTAACGTGACGTTTATGCCTCTATCTGCAAAACGTTTGCACCTCGAGTAGTATTCGTCAAATAAATCCGGAACCATTACCTGATTAATTGTGACGTACACACCTGCTCGCTGTAGCTGCAAACACTTGTCACCAAACTCTTGCTCGTTGGCAAACTCTCCGTGAAAGCTGGCTGTGATACTGCGCCTGTCTAACGTATCAGTAACGGCCAGCCATTTCTTCCACCATTTGCTGCCCGGCGACATGTTTGTAGTCATGTGAATACTTTGATAACCCGGATTGTTATCATCTGCATAGTGTTCTACGAGTTCGCCGAAGTGTTTGTATGCTGTGGGCTCGCCGCCTGAGAAAGAGAAGTGAAAATCTGTAAAACCGTTGGCTCTTGCTTGACTTTTGATTTCGTCTATAGTTTGTTTGTAGACTTCTAAAGGACGGTGATCCGGAATGCTTGTACGAGCATAAGGCCAGCAGTAGGAACAAGCATAATTACAGAATCGGGCTAATATCCACGACACTGTAAAAAGGTTTGTATCTAATAGTGTTTGCTGACCTAAGCTCGTAATATCCTCAAATGGAATGTCTTGATAGCTCATTCGCTAGTTTTGTTCTCCTCTAAAAATCTTTCGTACAGCCACTCGAAGTCGTTTATCTTGCCCAACTGAACGCTAGACTCAATAGAAAGCCCAAATTCACGACCGTGTATAGCGCCTCGTCTTGCATAGGACCCTTGACTCGAACGGCGTTCATCGGAGTTACACCATTTGTCAAGCCTTTCTTTTGTTTCGTCATCTATCTGTCCTCGTATTACGCTGCTTGCTAGTTTGGCACACTCTCTAAAAGCACTGCGCCATGTTGAAAACGGGTCTGTATCGAACGCGGTTACATTTGACACCTCCGGTACTGCTTTAAACTTGTAACTTATGCTGGTTGTCATGTCTGTTGAATTAATATCAACATTCTTTGTCAGCTCTGTGGGTAATAGTTTAACACCTCCGTAGCCGTAAGTCAAGTCATTTACAGGATTTTTGCTGCGCCATACGTGTACACAGTCTTTATCCCAATGAGCTACTTGGTAATCAAAATTGAAATCTTTTTCAATCTCGGCGTCGCCGTCTACTACCCAGAACATATCAGTATCGACAATCCCTGCTGCTTTGATATGGGCATTGTGTATGCCTTTAACGTTGTGTACACGTTTTGTTCGAGGAAACCTTTCTAACAACGCATGGTAATTCTTTTCTGCGTTTGGTTCCTTATAGCTTATGAACACAATATCATACGGCTTCGGCATGCTTGCACAGTAGTCAACTTCTTTTCTGTTTATTACAAAACGAAATTCAACTTCTCGGCGGGTTATTGGTGCATGCTTGCTAGCAAGTACTATACCGTCGAAGTACTTGCCGTTCTTAAATGCATGATTTTGTTTTCTGTCGTAACTATTGTGATGCGAAAAATACCAGTTAAAGTCGAAGTCATCGTTAACTTTAATTCCCGGCCAGATTATCCAGAACATATCCGTCTTGGACTTCTCAAGTGCACGTTTATAGTCGTCATACCCGTCAGCATAAAAAATATCATAGGGCTTTGGCATACTTGCTTGAATGTCGATTTCTTTCTTGTTTCTATAAAATCTATAATCAATTTCGTTCTTAGAAAGTTTGGACTGTTTGGTACAAAGTACTACACCGTCGTAATAATTTCCGTTCTTGAATACAAGATGAAACTGTTCGTCCCATTTAGCAACTCTATATGAGAAGTCAAAATCACTTACAACTTCGACATCACTAGGTACCATCCAAAACATACTAGTCGAACTGTTTTCATACGCTTCGCAGTAATCCTCGTACGAGTCTACGGTAAAGATCTCATAGGGTTTTGGTATACTTGCTTGAATGTCGATTTCTTTCTTGTTTCTATAAAAACGGTACTCGAACTCTTTCTTAGAAATGTTGGCACGTTTGTTGCACAGAATAATTCCGTCATAGTACTCACCGTTCTTAAATACGTGAGTATACTCTTTACTCCATTCGTCAGGCTCAAAAGAAAAATCAAAATCATCACACACAATGACGTCAGGAGTCACTACCCAAAACATTTTTGTAAAAGTCATCTTTTGTGCTTTTTCAAGCGAGCTGGCTTTTTTAGCTGTTGGAAATCTTGATTTAAGAATTCTCCACTCGCTGCTATCTTCGCCTATGTAGATAATATCGTAAATCATTTACCTCGTGTTTCCATAATGTATAACTGTGCTTACGCTAGAAGACATCTTACGCCATGGGTCTATTATAACACTGAAAGGCGGGATCGAGCAATACAATTCGTCTCTAGCTGTCATGCCTGTGTATTCGTATGTAACCTCTGCAGAGTGTGCCATTAAAAATACCCCCGGAGCAGTTGGTTGGAAGTCATCGCCGGTGTACGGATCAATGTATGTGGGCGAATGTCCTGCTTGCTCACAATAGTGCCCTACTAGCAAACTGTAACTACCGTCTAGATAAGGAACTCTTGGCTTGTATGCTTTGCCGTGAATATAGATCGGCATGTTATTGAGCGCTGCATGCTTGACTAGTTCTTCTGCTAGATTTTTTGCTTGTACTTCTCTGGCTGTCATCACCGAGGAAAACAAGTCATACCCTAAATCTAACTTTTCAGCAAGATAACTTAAGGCAATATTATCGCGGGGATGGCAGCCACCACCGTCACCCATGCCTGCTGTCATATACTGTGGGCTCATAATACGCATACTAGAATTCGCAAGTGCTTGAGTTACTACGTCTACATCGATGTTGCCTTGTTTTACTGCAACATCTTGTATCATATTAACAAGACCAATCTTTGTAGAGATAAAGGTATTGTAAAACACTTTGATACATTCACATTCGTCCCAGGTACCAACAACGTAGCGAGGATCGTTGTCCATTACAGTCTTATAAAAATCGACCAGCTGTTTTGCGTCACCTGTTTCCTCGCCGTCTTCTGTACCAATCATAATCATCTCTGGATTCACCATGTCCCAACTTACACTGCCCATGGCAATAAGGTAAGGATTATACACAAAACGAGTATTACCTACTAAGTCAACAAATTGGTCTCGCGTAGTACCAGGAAGCACAGTTGATACAAGCACAAGAAGCTGATCTTTATTCATGTACTTGTTAGCTTCTTCCAAGACTTCCTTGACAATTGTATAGCTAAAGTCTTTAGGTGGTAGATGGCTCGAAGGTGCATTACCGTCGTACTCGAGATCATGCGGGGTAGGCACTGCTACAAATACTACATCCTTGCCTACAACACATTCGCCTATAGTGTCTACGACATCTACAGTATCACTACAGACCTTAGCAATATCATATCCTGTAACCGAATGCCCTTTTGCTGCAATTGCTTCTGCACAGGGCATGCCGAGCTTGCCCACACCAATAAAGCCTATGTCCATTATTTCTCCTAGTTCTGTTAAAAATACTTATTCAATCATTGTGAGGGGAAAGCCAAGGTCTGGCAGAATAAATACTTGATGTTTAACAAGGTCGAAGAGTTTGAGAAAGAAATCGCAAAATTTTACGGGGCGCCGTATGCTGTTGCTACCGATTGCTGCACTCACGCAATCGAACTATCGTTGCGATATCTCGACACTAGATTTGTTTTTATCCCAAAACACACTTATATTTCAATCCCATTTACTGCTGAGAAACTAGGAATATATTGGCAGTGGAACGAACGACCTTGGCAAGATTACTACTATCTCAACAGCAAAATAATCGACGCTGCTGTATACTGGAGAAGAAACGGCTATGTGCCAAGTTCTTTTATGTGTTTGAGTTTTCAATTCAAAAAGCACTTATCTCTTGGTCGAGGTGGAGCAATTCTATGTGAAAACCTAGAAGATTACGTCGAACTAAAGAAAATGAGTTATGATGGGAGATTGCCAGATATTCCGTGGGCCAATCAAGACATAAAATCTATTGGATATCATTACTATATGACTCCAGAAACTGCACAACAAGGAATCGATCGATTGCCTTCTGCGATAGCAAGCCCGTCGAAGCAATGGAGTTGGCAAGACTACCCAGACTTATCAACTAATAGTATTTTTAAAATAGGAAACAAATGCCATCTAAAAACGAGTGGAGCCAACTTAAAAAAGTTGTAGTAGGCGTTGCGGATTACGCTAAAATCCCAACAATAGACAAGAGTATGCGCACCGTAAACTATGCTGATGTCACAGACCTTGATTCAGTACCTGTGGGGAACTATCCCCAGCAAGTCATTGACGAAGCTAACGAGGACTTGGATACATTTGTCAGCTTCCTAGAGAAAGAAAGTGTTAAGGTAGTTCGGCCTGAGCGAACAGATTGCAACTATTACAACTATTGTCCAAGAGACAGTGTATTCATACACGGCGATAAGACTATCGCAACTCCCATGCCGTTGCGTGCTAGGATAAACGAATACAAAGCATTTGAACAGCATCTGCAAAATGTCGAGAACCTTAACCAGCCACACTGGGACGCGCTCTATAACACAGAGTGCATAGGCAACCCTGACATCTTGGCCCTTAATGAAACTGCTCCAGCATTTGATGCTGCTAACGTAATACGAGCAAACGACGATGTTTTATACCTTGTGTCAAACAGCGGAAACCGGCAAGGAGCTCTGCTGTTAGAAACTATGTTAGACAATGTAAATGTACACGAACTTGAAGGCATATACAGCTATATGCACATCGACTCAACTATTGCTTTTTTACGCGAAGGGCTGATGTTGCTCAACCCAAGTAGAATTAAAAGTAAATCTCAACTCCCAAAGCCTTTTAGACATTGGGATGCTATATGGTGTCCTGAACCAACTGACATAGGTTATTATCCAGGATATTGTAACGCTAGCGAATGGATCAATATGAACTTGTTTAGTGTGTCGCCGAGCCTTGTAGTGCTAGAAGAAAATCAACACTCGCTTAGAAAAGAGCTGGAAAAACATGGCATAGAATGTGCTATGTTGCCTATGCGTCATCAACGTACCCTAGGCGGCGGATTTCATTGTGTAACCTTGGACTTAGATAGACATGTGGATTAAAGGAAGTGTAAAACCGCGTTGGAACAACCGCTATAAAGAGTTTGAGTACGTCAGACAACCGCTTACTGACAAGGAACTAATATATTGGAAAGACCAAGGTTATAATCATCAAAACTTTACAGGCATGATGTATGACAGTACTAATCCGATGCCTGTTTGGGTGAGAGCCGTTGCTGCTGAAATCGGACTTAACAAATGCGGATATGTGTTTTACAAAATGGTAACCGGCGATATAATGCCTATGCATGTTGACCACTATCGTCGTTATTGCCAAGTCTTTGATGTTGAGTATAAAGACGTTTGGAGAGCTATTGTTTTCTTAGAAGATTGGCAAAGTGGACACTACTTTGAAATTAACAGGCATGCATTTTGTAACTATAAAGCAGGTGATTACATTCTTTGGCAAAGTGACACACCTCACGCTGCTTCGAACATAGGAGTGGACGATAGATACACTTTACAAATAACAGGAGTTTTAGATTGATTGTACGTATTGAAATAATGCACAAGGATAAGATATATGTACAAGCCGGTTATACTAGCTATACTCGTCTTCATCCTATACACAAAAGGTCTAAGAGTAGTTCTGCCTCATACCACACAGTAACAAATAAGATTGAAAGAACAGACGGCACTGCTATCGTTACGTTATATTCTGGATGTACTAAAACTAACATAAAAGACATAATTAGGTTTATAAAAGTTAACCGAATAAAAAACGTTTACTTCTTTATCGAAGATGTTTTTAGATTATATTCAAAGAAACATCAATTTGCATATTTAGAAACCTACGTTTTAGATTACGATCAGAAAAGCGTTAGGTCACTCGAACTGGATATGATCTCTACGATAATAAGCAAAACTAAATGCAACTACAAAATATATCATTGCGAACAAAACGCAGACATAGTGGGAGAAAATTACAACTTAGAAATAAACTATTTTGATTGGTTTTTTCTAGATTGTATTGACATCAAGAATTCAGGAAAGCAACGTAAATATATAGAATCGAAAATTCCTATTAAACATAAAATATCGTGCTTTAATCTACGACGAGACTGGCACCGTACTATTATTATGTCCTTGATAAAAGACTTTGACGGCACTTTTAGTCTAAATGATTCATATACAACAAAAGAGTTGATAACGAACCCGGCTATACCACTAAAGAATTTTGGGCGGCCTATAAGCAAACGTATTGTTAAAGGAAATAAATCCTTGCTCGAATCACCCATATTATGGGATGCTGCGCCAGACAAGAATGGCAAAATAACAGCACCGACCCACAAGAATCAGTTAGATAATACAGGGGCTATTGCCGCATCATTTGTTAACGTTGTGACAGAAACCAGATTTGCATCTAGCATGCCGAACGTGTCAGAAAAAACCCTGAAACCAATTTTAGTTAAACGACCTTTTATTATGGTTGGCCCAGTAGGAACACTAGCTCATTTGCGCGAACTAGGGTTTAAGACATTTAGCAAGTGGTGGGACGAAGGGTATGACAGCATAACTGATCACAGCAAACGCTTAGAAATGATCTATAAAATAATAGAATCTATTAACGATATGCCATTGGATGATCTCAACACACTGCTAGAAGATATGAACAGTGTGTTAGAACACAACTTTAACAATATGTTAAAGCTCGGGGAACAAATGGGGAAGAACTTAGATTAAGTTCTTCCATTCTCTGTACACGCCCTCCATTTCCGGAAAAGTTCCTAAGAAATCAGTGCCACGTCGACGATCATGCTCGTCGACAAAGATTACAAAATCTTTTCGCAGTGTTTCTAGCTCGCCTCGTGACATCTTTTCATTTGAGAATACTTCTTGCAACCTGCTAAACTTGTCGCCTTCCCATTCGTAGAATCCTTGATTACAAATACTCATATCGTGCGGCGACTCTAGGTTATTGCGAATAAACTCTAGTTGTTTAGTGATGTACTTCTCATTCCATTCCGGCGGCGCAATCTTAATAGCTTGATGATCAGGATATCTGAGATACGGCACATCTAAAATAATAGGAATAGCCTTACCTGGGCCGCCAAAGTCTTTCTTAATAGCAAGGATATCTTCTAAGAACTTGTCAAAAGATATCATGCTTAACAGATTGTAGGTACACATACAAGTAAAAGTACAGCCTGGTACTTCTGTTAGAACGCGACGAATATTGTACAACCATTTATCGTAATCTAAGCCGTGTCTAATATACTCTGCCTGGGCACCATAAGCCTCGGCGCTTGTGAATATCTTAAACTTCTTAACCAGATTGTTGTCGCAAATATACTTTACCTTACTAAAAAACTTTTCAAACAATTCATCCGGAATGCACATATTACTGTTGACAGAGAATTCAATATTAGGCAGTGGGTTCTCAATAATGTAATCCAATACCTTAAACGTATCTTTGGCCAGCAATGGCTCGCCGCCGGTGATTCTAAAGTGATGCAACTTGTCAGAAATCTCAGGCCACCATTTCCAAAATGCGTCCACGTATGGATTATATTCACGCACAGGAATAGGCACTGTTCCATTCTGCTCCATTGAATGCAAGCTGTTAAATGGCTTACTAGTTTCGTACGCGCCGTGTTGCTTTATTTCATCCATCCACTTACTGCTAACCTGCGGTCCGCAATAGCTACACTTGAAATTACATACACTGCTGAAACTAACTTCTAAGTAAGTAGGCACAACGTCATGGTCCCATGGCATTGTCTTGATTTCTTCCATGTATGGCAACGCCCATGGCTCGTAGGACTTGTACGTGCGATCGCTGACAGCATCTTCGTTGCTATCTTCTACGCGCCAACAATAGTCACATTCGCTAGGGCGCTCGCCTTGCAGCATCTTTTTACGCTGCTCTTTTTTATACTTAGTGTTATGCAACGCGCTTGGATTGTTTTCAAGCTCTTCAACAGGAATCTTGTGTGCTGTTGGGTGATGGCAGCTATGTGTCTGGCCACTGTGAAGATGCAACGTCACCTGCTTCCACTTAGCCAAACAAAAGCCTGTCCCTACTTCGTCTAATTCTTGTGTGACTGCTATTAATCTACTGTTTGAAAAATCGCTCACTTAATCCTTCCTATAATTCTTGGTGTATTTTCGTACACTTGTTTGAAAAACTTTGATGCGTTATCGTCTAGTTCTGCAACTTCAAGATCTAATTCTTCGCGCAATGCTTGTCCTGTGTTTACTATCTTGAATTTTGCATCATCTTCTGAGAAGCTGCCGTACATTTCGTACCAATATTCTGTTAGATATTCGAAGTCTCTGACTTGAGTGTAATCCCAATCTGTGCAGTTTGTCATATAAACGCCTTCTCGAGCGCCTAACATACTCCAGATACCGTTCTTTACATCGGCGCCAACATTGCACCAAATAAGCAACCGGTCATAATTTTGCCACCACACGGACTTCAGCATAGATGTCTTTTCGCCTTGGTTCAAACTCATCTTCACTCCTTCGCGGAACCCTGCTCGCCATGCCTGAAACGGTGTTTCGTTTGTGTAACTTGTACAGTAGTTCGTATTGAATTGGTAATAAAGATCGCTGAAACAAAACTCTACAACACTACGATGATCAGTTGCGTCGGCATTTTCATGTGTCTTCATGTTGTTTACAAATTCACGAGTCCACATCTTAAGGCCACCGTTGCCATAACGCAAGCCGTTAACATGGACGTTTCCGCACCAGCTGAAAACATGCTTGTCTGTAAGTCCTAACTCGTCTAAGTCTATCTCTATATTCAAGAAATTAGGATCAATGATGTTATCAGCATCGATTGTAACAAAATATTCTGTTTCACTTAATGCTGCACACGCTTTGTGCGCTGCATCGCTGCCTTTGACTCCGTGAACACGCTTGGCCCATGGAATCTTGGTACAAAGGTCTGCGTAGTTCTTTTCTGCATTAGGTTCGTCATAGGACAAGAAAATGATATCTTGGTCTACAACTCTAATCTTATTGCTCATTAAAAATCCTCTTAAACTGGTACGTGTCAAATTTGCGTGATGTAAATATGCTTATAGGCTCGTCTGAATGCTCAAACGGCATAGTGAACGGCAGTACAACATAATTATCACGCACTACGTCAGCAAGTTCAACAAAAAGAGTTTTGTAAAGAATATTAGGATCTCCTTTAGCGGTGACGCTTAACATCATCCTGTCGTTTACGGCAACTCCTTTCCCTCTAAGACTATCGCCAAGCACTGCACCGATGTGTACCTTCCAACAAGTGTTCACAACGTCTTGGACAATCAAAATGTCTGGAGATTTGCCGACTCCTTGTGGAACATCGTAGATAAAATTGTTTACAGAATTTCCTCTCATCTGTGTGTCGTATCGACTACCGAACTCCATCTGCTTAATCTTGGTGTTGTACCGTACTTCAAATGCAGTAGTCGAATCTTCGCCACTAATTAGCTTTCTTACTTTGTCGAGCGGCACTGGAATCGAGTTCTCGCCCGTGTACTCTGTAGCTTTGATCCCTAGTATCGATCCTGTCTCTTTATCAAATTTTACATACATCATTTTTTCAGACATTTTCAAACTTCCTTATAATTTCTGGCGTAACAAAATCATTCTCAGTGTAATGAAATATTCCGTCTTGTAAATGATTGCCTATTTTAAGCTGTACTGAATCTGTAAGGTAAACACCAACGCGACTTTGCCAAGTAACTGGTGTAGACTCCCAGCCTTGTAATCCTGGCTGCATGTGCTTAATGTAAGGTGCCGAGTATCCTCTATTTGAGATGTCGTCGTCGATGTCTAAGATACGCGACACAATCGACGTAGTAATGTCCATACTGGGTTCTTTTGGATAGTGTTCCTTACAAAAGTTACCGTAAAATAGCTCCCAGTTTTTAGTTACTAGTTCTACCCAATCGTAAAACGTGTGCGCAAGTTCAGACTTTCTAAAGTAGTGTGCTGCATTATAAAAATTCGGTAGTTCGTTTTCGCGAAACGCCGCACGGTAAGGGTTAGTCTCCTCATTAACTAGTTCGTTGCGATAGCTAAAAACTCGGCAAGGAAAGTACAAGTCGTAATTATCAAGAAACTCCCAGAACGGTGCTTGGTTGTCTAAGACTAACACATCGCTGTCTAGCACAATTGTTTGGTCGTAAGGAGTAGCGTGGTATAGCTTCCACCGATGTTCTGTTTTGAAACGGCTGTTTGTTAGCTCGTACCAGGGAATTTCTATTATCTTGTCAAAAACTTTTTCTTGTTTTTTAAGCAACTTGTCGTTAGTAACAATACTGACAGGGTATTCGTTGCCACTTGCTTTTATACTTAATGCACAGAGGTAGGCTTGCGTGACATATTCTTTACCCTCTGCATATATTAGGAATCCTTTACTGCTCATCAATGCACCTGTTTAAGCTAAATTTGTTCATCACGTGAACATTAGCATCTTTAATTCTAAACGCTGTATACTCGCCGGCGTACTTGGGCTTCTCTAACAGAATAAACAAACTGTCGCCGTCGATGCTCCAAAGTATTGACTTGTCTGTAATGTAATAAAGACTGCCGGGCATAGGTTTAACAAAATTGCCTGGTTGGTACCCGTTCATAACATGGATTGCCATACTAAACGCAAAATCATTTCGATACAAAGAACGACTTAGTTGAAAGACGTTGCTGTAATGTTTCCAATTTTCTTGTATGTGCTGCACTAAGTCAAAAAACACTTTGTTAGTTTCAGACTTACGGAAGAAAATAACAGTTGCCCAGTAAAAATCTACACTTGTGTCTGAGATTGTCTCAAACTCCTTGCCACGATCTATACCTGTTATGTCAACACAATCTTTGTACATCAGTAAATCGTGATGATTATCAAAACACTTCAGGAAACTGTTATTGGATATAACCACGTCAGTATCAAGAACAAGAGTTTCGTCATACGGTGACATCTCATATGACTTTGGTCGCAGGTCATTCTTCCATTCTAATCTTTTAGAAGCTAGAGCGCCGTCGTTAAACGCTTTGACGTTGTCTGTTAGTTTGTAAGCAACAGGAATGACATTGTCGAACACTGTGTCGGCATCTTCATAGACTGTTCGCAGGTATTTTTCACTATCTGTGACAATCGTAGTCGGAAGTCCTAGGTATTCCTTTGCTCGTTGTGCAAGAAAATATGCCTGCTTTACATAGTCAACATGCGAATTGTTGCTCGCAAACACTAGTATGCCTTTAGTCATGGTCTGTTAGTTTCTCCACAGACCGATTGTTCTTGAGTCTGGTGTATTCAGCATGGAAAGTGTTGGTGGCAGAGAAGTAGACATCAGTAATATCGTCTAAGAAGGCTTCTAAATCGCTGATCATTGCGGGAGTCTCGTTGTCGTCTACAAGCACAACGTCTTCGACATACTCTTTTTCTACTAGCATTGTTACAAATGTCATCAGTTCTTTGGTCACTGTAAACTGTGCGCCGGCATGATAAAAGATAATTTGTTCGCGGTATTTTTCTTTGAGAATACGCTTCTGGTTGTTAAGCGTGATCATGTAATTTGAAAAGTCTAATGCTTTTTCAAGTCGTTCGTCCATAGAAGTCTCCTAGTCATACTATATTTTATGACATTAGGAGCATCTAGTCAACCATTATTGGAAACTATTTACTACAACATAGGCAGGAAACGGCACTTCGACTGCGCCTACTGCGCGCCGGCCGCCATATTGCATTGTGATGTCAGCGGTTACTGGTTCGTTTACGCCGCCGTATACGCTGCCTCTTGCAAGACCGTCCGAATCACTTTCTGGACCGCCGTCAAACAGTCTAACCCTGAATCTAACAGTAGATGCAGATGTCGAACGCACTTCAAGCGTCCAGTAGCTATTTGAATATACTGCGCCAGCAGCTTGTTTTCTAAAAATTTCGGTATAAGTGCCAGTTACTTGATCATTACCAAAGTTGTTACCTTGCGGAAACGTAAGGTTTAACGCGCCGACGTTCGTTACGCCAACTGAATTACGATCAAACAAAATAATCCCCGGGTTTTCAATCATGTCTTTCCACCCCTGGTTACGTTGTAAGCTATCTGATCCGGATGTTATATTATCAACAAAACCAGAGACACGTACTTGGCCGCCTGTATTAAAGAAATGACGTCTTTTATTGGAAGATGCAAACGAGAGTTCAAACTCCGAGGTTATTGTAACTCGACTCCACTGGCTTGTACGTGCATTAGAGGTTATTGCAGTTACCGCTTCGACTTGAGTTGGGTCAAAATCAAACCTATTAGTCTCTAACGTGGACATTAGATCTAGGTAATCTTGAAACCCTTTTGTTTCGTCGCCACCACTTATTTCAGCAGCTACAAGATCGCCTGTTGTTATCTCTGTTAGTTGAATAGGCTGACCGGTTTGGAACGTATATGCTTTCTCAAGATCAGTCCGTAGTTTAGCCATTCTAGCTGCTGTCACAGTACTGCCTATACCTATTTGAGAACTAGTTACTGTTTGCCCGTATCCGAACGTACTTGTACCAGTGCCTAATAGTCTTTGCAATCTGCTCTGTAAGCTGTTGTATTCTGAGGCTAAAATTCTACCGCCTGAAGTAACTGCCATTATAGTTCCTTATTAAGTGTGCACTTATTTATACTTTGAGAACGCACTCTACTAAGCCTTCCGAGTCACTGACTTTATCTTCCAATGCAACACCTACGAGAGACAACGAAGTCATTGCAGAACCTATGCCTGCGCCGGCTACGTATATAGCCTGGCCTTTCTTAACTCGTCCGGTTACACGAACAGGAACTCGTCCTTTAAGTGCAAGTGCTTGACCTTCGCTAGCTGAGTTCATCAAAAACGCAGGTTCTGCAGACACTACGCCAATTACAATGTCATTTAGTCCAGATGCAGTTGTTTCTTCAGCGCCGCCAACTGACATAATTGTGCCTGTTGGATATTCTTTATCTGTAGTATACTTCTCTGCCAAGTCAGCGTATTTTGCGCTAGTTGCTGTACCGTTGAACTCGCTTGCAAAGATAACATTGCCTGAAGAACGTGCAACAATAGTATCTGGCACTGCACTAACTGACGCACTTAGATAAGTGCTTGCTGAAATCTTTAGTGTATCTGCCTTTGTAGCTTGGCCGCCACTGAAATTATCAGCATAGATTGATCTAAATCGCAACGAACTTGTGCCTAGGTCAAATGTGTTTGTTGCTGCTGGCATAATACCAGCCGATGTAATAGAAACACTGTGAATACTTGCATCGTTTACGTTGTTCGCTTTAAATCTAATCTCGTTATTAGGACCACTAGTGTTACTAATAACCCCGCGCAACGGATCAGTTCCGCCTGTTTCGGCTGAAAACCCAAAGGCACCAGCTGTTAGAACGCCGTCAACATTAGTTGTAATCTGATTTACAAAGTCTGGGTTATCAACTGTAACAAACTCGCTAGACAATCTGTTGTTTAGCTTGTCTGCGTTAGTTGCTGTACCTTTAAAGCGATATGCTGAGGTTGTAACACCGTCAGTAGAGTCTTTTAGTGTAATACCTCTTGAAATTCTAGTAAACCCCTGCTCACTAAGTTCTTCGATACTGTTAATTTCAAATTCAGACGGCGAAAAAACAGAGATAGGAGTATTCTCAACATACGAAACAATAACAGGCCTTGCGGTATTAACAGAATCAATTACTTCGAGACTGATCATTTGTGTAAGTCCGGAACCCGATGACTGAGGTCCAATTAGAACAAACTCCGACCCACTGTATACATACAGCTGATCATTTCCGCTGTCCCACCAAAAATCGCCAACGCTTAACCCAACTGGCGCTGTTGCTGAAACTTCACTGCCGCCTGTTGCTCTCCAAACATCGCCGTCATAGAACTTTAGTTTGCCTTCGGCGCTGTCAAACCATACCTGGCCTTCTAGTGCTTTCGGAGGTGGATTTGCGTTTGCAAAGTTTTCTAGTAGAAACAGGAAGTTTTCGTTGTGAATCTCACCGTAACCAGCATAATTTTTGCCAATGAACCGCAAATCGGTTGTTTGGTCGAGTGTACCGTCTTCTACTATAGTTAACAACGTCCTGTTGTATCTGTCTATCTGATAAGCCATGTTTGCATATCCCCTTTATGTGCTTTTTATTATTTATCCGTTTTATCGTACTGAGTATTATAAGATTCCAGGCACTGTAACAGGACCTGAGACATACTGCCACGCACCGCTAACAATTTCAAATGTTCTAACTTCTCTTAGTACACTAGGGGTATACGCTACTGACAAATCAGTAGGCAAACTTATATCTTGTACTACTGATACTTTATCACCTGATAAGTTTATAAGTACGTCTGCAGGAGTCACGGTTGACTGTGCTTCAACATTAATACCAGTGATCTCTGTGCTAGTAATTCGTGTCGTAATTATCTTAGCCTGTTTACCGTCATTAAGAACAGCATCAGGTTCGAACACTGCATCTAAGTACTTGCGGATGTTAGTTCTTACGTCACCTTCTGCTGTAGACCATGCTGTAATATCTATCGAAAACGCCAGCAACGAATTATCAATCTGTTCATCAACGTACACTTTATTTGCAGCATCGGTATCCACTTCTGGTTGTACTAAATCAGTAATTTTACTGCTTGATACACTGATGTTGCCGTTGGCATTAAAAGTCAGGCCTGTCGATACTGTAACTGTCGAACCGTCTATGAAGATGTCGTCTACTGTTAAGTCTGTTAGAGTTCCAACTGACGTTACTCCCGGCGCACTTGTAATAGTTGTTCCAAGACTGTCAACATCGATAACCTTTGTGTTATTAATTCTATATTCTTTACCGGTTGCTAAGTCAACATTTTCACTAGAAGTCCAGCTACTAGTAGTATTAACCCAATTAAGAGTCTTGTTAGTGTTGCCTAGTAATGTTATGCCGCCTCCGTCTGCTGTTGTATCACTAGGTTGACTAGACTCGTCTGGAACAATACCTAACTCAATATTCTTGTCTGCAACACGCAAGATAGTTGATTCAATAGTAGTAATTGTGCCTTCTACCGTTAGCTCTCCTGTAATTCTGGCGTCGCCAGTTACATCTAATGTAAACTGCGGATCACGGCTGAATATACCAAGGTTGCCGGCTATCGGATCAATAGTAATAGCATCTCTTGTTGCTGTATCGCCCGGGTCGAATACTTTTAAACGAGTGTTACGTCCTTGGTCTTGTACTTCTAATATAACATCATCGGTGTCAGGGTTGGAAGACTGAGTTTCTACAAATAGTCTTACACTGCTGTCTATTAATTGTAATGCCGGTACTATTCCTTCTGGCGGATCTCCAAACAAAGTTAAGTCTCCGGCAACAGTGCCTCTCTGATCATTTCGAAGTACTTTGTCTGTAGAAAATTCTGTTGCAAGGTTAGTTCCTGTGATAAGGCCTTGTGCTAATGCTGCTGTGCCACGATATTGAAACTCGTAAGGATTAACAACGTTTATTCCTGGATAGATGATTCCATCAGGGTTTCCAGTTGTTACTAACTCAGGAACTATATTTCCAAAAGTATTGCCCGGCGTAATCTGAATTCGTGATACTATCGCTTGCAATGTTTCGCCGAGCCTAATCTCTAACACTGTTCTTGGGTTAAAATTCTGATCCTGCACGGTTCGTACAAATATTCCGCTTTTGCCTTGTTGAAGTGTGAACTGAGGTCCTACAAGTTGAAAGTCTTCGCCGTCAAATAAGTATAACTGATTCGACGATGTATCGTACCATGTGTCACCTGCAATAGGATCTTGCGGCGGAAGTATGCCAACAAAACTACCTGCTGCTGGCTGAAATTCTTCACCGTTGTATATTTGCAACTTGTTTATACTAGTATCGTACCACAATTGACCTTTCAGAGGAGAAAGAGGAACGGTTGAGTTCGCAAAGTTCTCGAGCATCTTGACAAAGTTTTCGTTAATGAACTCGCCATAGCCTGTAAAATTTCGTCCTACTAATGCGATGTCAGTAGTGTCAGTGTCCAATATTCCATCTACTAACTCTACTAGAATAGTTCCATCTGTTCTATTTAAAATATAACTCATTATACGTTCCCGGTGCAAATAATATAATTAACTGTTGTATATGGATTCATTGTATTAAGAGCAGCGCCTAAGTCTTCGCCTGCTACATCTCTATAATTGCCAGGGCCGTCTGTGCCGCCGCCTTGGATTGAACCACTTGACGGTATACCTGATACTGTGGCAGAACTTGCGCCAACTGTTTCTATATTAAGAGATTCGGCTTCTGGCGAATCGCTAAGCGAGTCAAGTGCTGCGTCTCTGATTGCATAATACTGTTTTGCATTAGTACCCGACGATACCAAGTCATGTTCGTGTGCTGGCAGATTACTCTTCGTAACGTCGGTTGTTTCACTACCTCCGACGTTACCTACAATTTCGGCCGACAACGAAGATACACGGTTAGCATTATTGCCGCCCATTGCATCGTTACCTAGCGGGAATCTTCCGCGGAAGTCAGGTAGACCGAACCATAATGAGGGACTAAGCCCTAGGTCGTCTTGAAGCGTAACTGTATCTAAAAATTGATGACCAATAATGTCAAACAATTCAGGGTAAGTAGATCGTTCAACTGTAGACCCGTCACAAAGCAACCAGCCCGGAGGTGCAGTTGCACCACCATACGGCATCATAGCACCAGGCGGAGTAGTCGGAACACTTGCAACAAAGTCACTTTGTTTAATTCTAAACAGACTCGATCCCCTATTAACAAGAACTTCGTCGTCTGCTTCAGCAAACGAAGAAGCAGTCTTGTTAATAATAAATCCATTACTAATAGTAGTATTAAATTCTTTAGATAGGTTACCACCACCATCGAATGTAACATCAGCTTCTGTTGTTACGTCACCTGTTATACTAAAGGTAGTTACATTTAGTAATCTGCCTGCTGATTCAGCAGAGCCGTCGAATGTTCCTGTTAGGGTGCCTTGGAAATTACCAATAAACGTACTAGCCGAAATACTATCAAATCCGTCAATTGACTGATTAGTCGGTCCGTTAGCTACTATATTTTGATTAATAAGCAAATTACCAGAAAGGTCTATATCATCCCCGATATTTAGGTTCTTTGCTATGCTAGCACCGCCTGCTACCTGTAATGCACCCTCGTTAGGCCCGGTTGCGTTTGTGGTCAAGTCAAGTTTTACTACGTCACTTACCTTTAAGGTACCTGTTACGTCTAGCGTTTCCTGAGGATTTAGAGTATTAACACCGATCCTAGGAGTTCCGCCCGGGTTACTGTTAAGTCTTAGTATTCTTAGGTAGTCTGCGCCTTGCTTTACTTGAAAGTCGATGCCGCCGCCATTGAAGTTGTTCCTAATAAGCGATCTCTGACCGCTGGTTAGCAAAGAAAGCTGGTTATTATCGCCAACTTCAATACCCTGATTGTTTTTAACTCTTAAAATGCCGTTAGCCGTTGTGTTTTGATCACTTCTTAGGAATCTATCAGCCGGAACATAATCGTTTTGGATTATAAGAGCTTCTGCACCTTCAGACCTACCATAATACTTTAACAGTCCGAATGGGCCGTCGGTGCTGAGGTTAAAGCCTGCATTAATTCTTGCGAAGCCAGGTATTGCTGTCTTCGGAATAAACATGTTACTTGACAAGATCACTGACGGAACTTGGTCAATGTCGATGATTAAAATTGCATAGTCTTGATTATCAGTCCCTGTAACTAGTGCAGCTCGAGGTCCTGTTGACGATCCTTGAGAAAACTGAGGACCTACTAGCACCCAGCCCGAGCCTGTGCCTAAATATAGCTGCTGGCTGCTAGTATCAACCCACAGGCCACCAGCTACTGCATCAGGAGACGAAGCAGCCTTGTATATACCGCTTGCAGGAACCCACTCAGTGCCGTTATATATCTTTAACTGATCAATATTAGCTGTAGTATCGTACCACGTTTGTCCTTCAACCGGATTGTCCGGTGCTTCTGCGAAAGCAAAGTTTTCTAACAGATGTAACAGGTTCTCGGCAATGATGCTGCCGTATTCAGTTACGCCTTTGCCTGGGAAACTTAAACTAGTAACGTCGTCGTTAATGTCTCTATCTTCAACAGTAATCACACCTTTATTGATATTGTCAGTGTATGAAACAAAATATGCCATTAGCTATTACCTCCACTAAGGCTCTGCACTCGCACAGTGTAATCTATTTGTATTAACCTGTTAAGCGACTTCTGTTCTGGATGAAAGATAACATGAGTAAGTAGTCTTCCACGTTCCTGACCGGCTACTGGTGCAGCTCTAAGACCGATTTCATCAAAAACAAACATAGAGTTAGTAGAAGATGCTGTATCGAACGCATCTTGACCATTAGGTTCGCCATAATCGAGCAGAGTAGTAACAATAATGTCAGTGTAGTTTGTACCACTAACGTGTCTTGTTTCAATTTTGTTTCTTGTTGGATCCAGGTTGCTTGCATTGCGGTCATCTACAATCTTACTGTATGTTTGGTTGTAGAGACTAGCGTTTGCTCCGGTTGAGTTAGGAGTCAAGTAAGTAATAATGCCTGTAGGATCAATACTTGTACCGCCGTTACCAAAGCTCATCTCCGAGATAGGACCAGTTCCTGCGTTAGCTAGACTTTCAGCTAACGCAATGCTCATATTCTCGTAATGGATGGCATTCTTTTTATTAACGAGGACCTCTCCTGTCTCCGGGTCGTGGATCTTAATGTGCCCTTGTATAAATACGCCGTTCATTTCATTTATCATGTGTTAATCCCATTTCAGTTAAGTGTATTTATTCAGGCAGCTTACTAATACTTCCGCGTAAGAAATTAGCAATCGGATTGTCTGAATCTTTAAGAGCAACACCTTGTTCACTCCACAAACTTCCTGTTTTCCTCATCATTACAATTCTATCATTGTAAATTGTAGGGTTGTCAGGATCTCCTACGTTCGGAACTACTGTAATTGGTAACTCAGTAAGCTCTAAACTAACGTTGCCTGTGTTCGGATCTACTATAATATCAAATTCTTTCTCAACTGCTGCATCGCCTGCTGGGCTATCAGGTGCCGTAGCTTGGACAATGTCTCCATTGTCGTCTACCATATCGAATTGATACATCTGCATTGCGTTTTTACGCAGTCTTCTGCCGCCTACAAACACTTCGAAGAAGTCTCTATAGTTTTGACCTTGCTTGAGATCAAAGCCTGACAAGTTAAACACAGTGTCAAACACTGTAGAACTACCGTCGTTCTCAATCTCACGTGACTCAAGTTCGTCAGCATACGGAATATTCTTAGAGCTACTGTTGTCAAGAATAGCTGTACCTGCTGGATACTCGTCTTTTACTCCGGTGCCAAGCGTGCCGCGACGCAGTTGGCGCAACATATTGTTATTAGTATCTCTTACAAAGTACTCAATACGCTCGCCGTCCACAAAGACAATGCCGGGCTTGTTTGCACTCTTGCTTGGCACAGGTAGCTTGCTAGCGTCTAGCACCTCCATATACAAGTCGTCTGGTAATAGTGACTCAGTAAGTTCTTGTCCCAGGTCGTTGTCGTACCTCTTGTAGTGTGTTCTGTTAAGAATATCTTTAAACTTAGTCCAAGCCATGCGTGGCGACTGAATTGGTGCGCTGAAGTGCAAGATCTCTAACTCGTCGTCGATGTCGAGGCCATCTGTTAAGAACAGTACTCGTCTGTCTGCTGACAGTGTGTAGTCTTCTGACGGAGTTAATAGCTTGCCGTTAACTGCTACCCAAACATACTGGACACCGGCTGCTGTATTACGCAACTCAATCTTGCCGCTTCTAAGTTCATTGTATGCATCTTCAGCGGCTTCGTTCAATGTTAGTGCACTTCTTTCAAGGACGCTATAGCTATACCTATCTGCATCTAGTACGTCGTGATTCGAGAACTGGTACACATTTACAACTGATCCAAGAGTTGGTTCTTCAGTGAACTGAAGCTCGTTACCATCTATGAAGTAATCAGCATCGCCTGTATAGTAAACTGTCAACACATCGCCTAGAACAAATGCTGTTGAGTCAAGTCTTACGCTACTTCTTGGGAAGTCAACAATAAAGTCTACGTTTCTTCTAAGCTCAACGTTGTTGTTGAATACTCTTACTTGTGAAGGCGAGATAGTACGCTGCGGAATTTGGAACGTATCTAACTGGTACTCGACTACGTTTGCATCTTCGACAACAAACTCTTTAGAGTAACCTGGACTCTTAATAAACCCATCTAGCTCGACTAGCACAAAGAACTCTACTGGCTCTTGCTCAATAGGCTCTTGAGTCAAGTTGTAAGCCGAACTATCTTCAACTACGGTAAACGTATCTTTCAACACTCTGCTGTAGCTTCGAATGTCACTCTGCGGATCAGTAATCACATATTCAATAACAGAGCCCTGTGCAGGTGCTACTGCAAATTGAATAACAAGACGGCTGTCCTCTTCTACAGTAACTACTTCTGGCGATGTAACTCTAACACCGTTTACCAGAACCAATGTTGAGAAACTCTCCTGGAAGCGCACTGCTGTGACAAAGTCTGTTGTTGACCCGTCTGCTTCGATAACATTGGTGTTAAGAACGTTGTTACCAGACATGCCAACAGTTAAGATAGTTAGCCTCTGCTGGTCTGCCAGCACTGGATCAAATGTAACTGTTAGGTCAGCATAGTTGATTGTATACAGCGAATCGTCGAGTATGTCACCGTCGACTTTAACTATGACTGCGTCTAGACTGTTTGGCCTAATGCCTATGCTGTAAGTGTCGGTTGTGCCGTCGGCAATGTAAGACTGATTGATAATCTCACCTTGGCCGTCACCTAAACGCTTAAACACCTTGATGTTAACTGTGTCGAGGACTTGACCTGGCACCATCTCTTCTGGTCCAGCACTTGTAGTCGGAGTAACAAAGTTATCACCGTCAACAATTATATCCTCGGCGTTAAGGCCAGTAGCGTTACCGTAGTCAAGGCGTCCGCCTGTTAACTGAGTATCAAAGCTATCTGGGTCCGGAGCAAAGCTGCCGTCTGACGTTGTCTTGCGAATAATAAACACGTCGCCGTCGTCTGCCGGGATGTCCCACTCACCTAAGTTTACAATTGTAGTACTGCCGTCGCCTACTAGCGTAGGAATCAATGCGTCTTCGTTAGTAACAACAGACGAAGTATCAAACGCTGGATCATCTATGCGAGTACCGTTCTTGTATACGTTATACTCAACGTTGTCTTCCAACGGAGTGTCTAGCTCCAGTATAATCGTACTTCCGTCTGGACGGAATACTAGATCCTCATAAGTGGTGTCATATACGTCCCATCCTCCGACGGACCAAGCATCGTTGTTCCAACCAGTAGCAGTATCAAAGTCGAAGCTCTTAACCTCAACGCCACCGTAGTCAACACCTGTCATCAACTGAGGAATGTCAATACCTGGCATACCACTTGTTGGAGCGTATAGGTATTCTATTCTGTCAGCAGCATTCAGCAACTCTGGTGACTTTTTGTAGTCAACAATAATAGTCTCACCTGCCAATGGCGGATTAACAAATTCAATCTGGCCATTGTATCGAGTGTACGACAGGCTACTGTCAACAACGTTTCTAAAGCTGTACTCGCTTCTCAAAACCTCTTCGCCGTTTCTAGTGATCTCAACGTTATTGGTTTTCAAGTCCATTGGCCAGTCAAGGTCAAATACTAC